AGCCATGGTGAGAGTTTTTCCACCGGCTGTTGCTAGTACAATTGTTCCGCGGCCGTACTCTATACATTTATTAATTATTTTTTGTTGATAATCTCTAAATTGTAACTCTAAATTATAATCTGTTATAGTATCCTTTTTTAAGGAAGGTATTAGGTTATTCTTTACTTCATCAGATAAATTAAACTCTATATTTTTTGTTTTGCAAAACTTTGTAATTTCTATTAGAAGTCCAATATCAACTTTTCCTTGGTTAGTTATAACATATGTTCGCTGTGGTACGAATCTACCAAATCTTCGCTGAAAGTGTGCTGCTTCGTTTTTTACGCTGAAGTACTCTCTAATGATATCTAACTCTGGGCCGTCAAGAATAGCTTGAGCAGTTGAATGTAACTTTATATTAATCATTGAGTTTCAAGTTTCATCAACTCTACTAAATTTTTAATATCATTTGTTGCGAAGCTTATATTTTTATATATATTTTCCAGAAAACTAATAATAAGAGATTCATTTTGAATTTTTCGATCGATAGCAGTTATTTCTTTTTTGTTTTGTACGGCTTTTTCGGCGATCGATCGTGGTACTTGAACTGGTTCGGTTTTTTGAAATTCGTGAATTTTATTCTCTAAGAGAGACGATCGATCAAATTTTAAATTATTTAGATTAATTTTATGATTAATTAATCTAGCTGACCATTTATGCTTGTTACTGACTAATTGTTCTTGAGTAGAAGTAACTTCTAATCGGTCTAAATTTGTATCTATTCTCGCTTCATCGAGATATTGATTGATAATATCACCAACCTCCATTTATTTATTATAGTATATTTATGTAGAAATCAACTAAATAATTAATATGGCCTTAAAGTTGTTTAATCAGACCGTTAATTATTATCTAACGTTAGATAATACTGTCGCTTCTGTAGGTATGGGAGCGACTGGTGGTCAAGGTGGTGGTGAGTTTCAGGCCGGTGATACTTATGCTCCGGGAGATTATAGATTACCTAAGGTTTTAGGAGACACTATAAAGCGTAAGGGTAAGATAAAGAAGAAGCGTCGTAAAAAAAAACTAAAGGAAAGTAAGACTATATATGACTATTTATTATTCCCCCCAAATGAAGACGAGCATAAGAAAATCGTTGCTAACATTTCTAAATTACAAAATAACCCTAATGAAGCGTATAGAGGAATTTCTTCGGCAGAATATAAAAACTTAATTAAAAACGGGTTTGTAGTTTCGCGTGGGGTTGGTAATACTCGTAAGGGGATATCTGGTTCATACGTCTCAGACGATGTTCAGCTAGCTGGTAGATTTGCGTTTCATGAGTACAAAAAAACAGGTAGAGCATATATTTTAGTTTTAGACAGGGAAAAGCTACCAGAGCTAAATCCAGCAGATGAAGGTAATTACTGGACGTCAAAAATACCTGAAGATGCTGTTCTTAAATATATTAACTTGCAAGATTTGGCTATATAGTATATAATTATATATGCCTAATACTGCTAAGCAAAAAGGTAATACTTGGGAGCGTGAGGTCGCAAAAGATTTAAGTGAAGTTTTTGACGAGAATTTTCTAAGAGTTCCAAACTCCGGTGCCTATACTGGTGGCGCTAATTTTCACCGACTCGATCGGTTAACGGAAGATCAAAAGCGCATGATGGATGGGGACATTATGGTACCTCCGTGCATGTCTAAATTTAAGTTAGAATGTAAAAACTATAAAACATTCGATTATCATAAATTATTCACTACAAATAAAACACTAGATAAATGGATCGCGCAAGTAGAAAGTGGTAGTTTATGGTTTTTAATAATTAAGGTTACTAGAAAAGGTAGTTATATTTTATTCCCGACAAATTTATCCCATTACTTTCGATTTAAAAATTACTTGCGTTATATTGACAAATATATTATAACTAGTTACGCAGATTTTTGGAAAAATAATATAAATGGAATTAAAAGACTTAACGAAGCACCACCAGAATTATAAGTTACCTAATTCTTTCTTTAATATAGTAAACCTTACACCTGTTATAAGCTTTATTAATGATTTGTGCGTTAAAAAGGCATCAGATCTAAAATGTGATTTAAATTTTAAGAATTCTACACATAAAAAATATATCTATCATTATTTTATATTAAATGTGTGCGAAGTACTTAAGTTAAATAATAAGAAATATAGGCCTGTTATTTATTTTGATATAAGTAATGAGTTAAATGATAAGTTTTTGTCAGTTCTTTTAGTTTTCTTAAAGAATTTCCCTGTTTTAGTAATACGTGATAATATTACGTTTAATAGTTTTAAGAACAGTTTAAGATGTCAAGGTGAAAGGGAAGAGCTAGCAGTGCGTCTTATGAATGAACTCTTTAAATTACAGTCGAAGAGGTTTTATTTCAGTAAATTACAATATCTTTGTAATAAGTATAAGCTTACATTTTTAGATAAAACATATTTCAATGACGTAAGAAATAAGCTTTCGTTGCTATAAATAATTAAGATGAGTAAGTTTGTTAAAGCGGTCCTAGAAGCAATGCCGAGAACTCCTGAGCAAAAGGAAAAGGAAAAGAATATGGCTGCAGGTGAATTAGCTCAAAAGGCAGTAAAAGATAAAACTGCAACTCCGGGACAGATAGCACTTGATGCGGAAATTAAAAAACGAACAGACAAGGCCAGACTTGGACTGAAATCGAAAAAGAAGAGAGGTAAGGTTGTAGAGCAGGAAGAAGAGCCGGTTGCACCAGCTGAGGAACCTGCTGTTGCACCTGCCGCAGATGCACCGGCGGCTGAGGAGCCACCGCCACTGACTTCAGAGGGCGAGGCACACATACTAGACCAAGCTCGTTTGGCCTTACATGTAAATCTGAATTCAAATGATCTCGTACTCACGCCGGCGGAACAAAAAGCTATATATCGGCCTGTTACTCCTGAGACTGCTATTCAATTTGGAGAGATGCTTGCAGTTATACTTGAAAAGTCACCGGATGTAGCGGCAGGTGCTCGTGGTGAAAGCTTCAATAGTAGAATAGATCCTCTTCTTGACAGCTTAAAAAAAAACTAAAATGCGAAGCTACTGACTCGGTAATTGCGCTAGTTCCTGGAAGCTTTAAACCTCCTCATAAAGGACATTTTGCAATGATTGACCATTTTGCGAGTCTTGCTGATAAAACAATTGTCGTAATTAGTGATCCGAAAAATCCTGCCAAAATTAGACGTACTCCAATAAATGATTTAGAAGTTACCCCAGACCAAGCACAAGAGATTTTAAAAATTTATACTGAAGGTAGACCCGTAGAGTACATTATTAAGACGTCACCCGTAACATATGTTTATGATTATCTTGCTGAGAGATCACAACCAGGTCAAAAGATATTATTAGGTGTGAGTGGTAAGGGAGATGACGCCAACAGATACAATAATGCCCAAAAGTATGCACCTGATGGAGTTGAAGTCGAGCCATCCGTATTTATGGACAGCGATCTTAATATTAGTGCGGGTGACTTTAGACGAGTACTTGATGAGCTTGATCCTAATTTTGACATCGAGTCTGGACAGCGAGAGGAATTTATAAATAATCAATTATCTCCATATCTGCCAGATCATTTAAATGATGATCAAAAATATCGAGTATTTGATATTCTCTCTCAAAGTTATCTCAGGTCTCTTACGAAATTATAAAACTCTTGTCTTGTAAGATCGGTTTTATCTAAGAATGCACCAGACATTCTAGCAGTTTTCATTGTACTATCATGTTTAACTCCTCTTATACAAGCACACATATGATTAGCCTCTACTAATACTGCTACACCGTTGTTTTCATCACATACTTTATCTATATGTGTATGGATTTGCATAGTTAGATTCTCTTGTACTTGAGGTCTTCTCGCAAACCATTCAACGATTCTATTTAACTTACTTAATCCAATCACCTTACCGTCTCTCCCAGGTATATAAGCTACATGCGCAACGCCTATAAACGGTAGATGATGATGAGAGCAAAAGGAATGTACTTTAATATTACCTTGAAATACAATACCGTCATACTTATCAATATTATCAAATGCAGTAATTTTAGGAGGTTCCGTATAGCATCCTTCTGCTAAGTCATTTACAAATGCTTTTGCTACTCTCAAAGGTGTATTTGAGCTATTAGGATCATTTCTCCAGTCAAATCCTAGAGCATCCATATATCCTTCGTACGCCATGGCAGCGTTGCTAATAATATTTTCTTTTTCCTCTATTGTCCGCGGACGGTTTTGATTGGCGTATTGAAGTAAATCCTCATTCATATGAATCATTATAACGTATTCGATTTATAAGTCAACTTGATAAATAATTATATGAAATCTATTCTGTTATGTGGTGGTAAGGCTTGTTGTCCGCGGTTGTCTCTACATAAAGACAAGAAGACGGTACAAATTACAGATGATTCTGGTAATGTTGTCACGATGGATATATCTCAAGCTAAATTAATTGACGAAGCTTTAAATGATCTCTTAAAGGAGGGTAAATAGTAATTTTTATTGATATATTAGCGTGTGTTGGGTTAATGTTTATTCTTAAATATGGTACTATTCTTAATTTCCCAAGAAAACTAGTTACAAAATTAAAGGTTATACGAGAATTATTTAAATGTAGTTTATGCCTAGGTTTCTGGGTAGGTGTTATTGTATATTTTGTTAGTAAAAATGAATATATATTGTTTCCATTTGTTAGTGCCGGTGTGTGTTGGGTAGTGGATAATTTTAATAACGTTCTCCAATCGATTGAAATAAAACTTGATAAAGAGAATTCATAATATATAATAGTAAAAATGGCTGG